CAACGTCGAAACGGTGCTCGCCGCCGCGTACGGACAAATTCCGAAAGTGAGCGTGGACCGTGCGAACTTCGATCCGACCGACGACGTTGCCCGGGTTGCTGCGATCATCCTCGAGCGCATTTTCAATTTCGAGGCAGAAGATCTCGAGAATTCGCCGTACTACGTTTTTCAGGACGCGATTCTCGACCGCCTGGTGGCAGGTCTGGGGACCGCCTGGGCTCGCTACGAATTCGACACGCAGAATATTCCCATCGAAGGCGTGATCGACCCGCAGACGCAACAGACGCTGCAAATTCCGATCATCACCGAGGAACGCTGCCCCCTCGACTATGTGCGCTGGGAAGATTTCCTGTACTCGCCGTGCCGTCGCTGGCAGGAAAAACGCTGGGTCGCGCGGAGGATCCCGATGACCAAAGCAAAATTGCTCAAGCGATTCGGCGCGAAAGCGATCAACGTGCCGATGACGTTGAAGGGCAGCGGCGGTCGGATGCAGCGCGATGACGATCCGTTGAAGAGCCAGACCGAGGACCAGGCCGATGTCTGGGAGATCTGGTGCCAGACCACGCGCTGGGCGTACTGGTACGTCCAGGGTCACGACCAATTGCTCGACTCGAAAGAAGATCCGCTCGGCTTGAAAGATTTTTTCCCGGTGAGGCGTCCGTTGATGGCGACGCACTTGTCGAACGCTTACCTGCCGCGCCCCGATTACGAATACGCGAAGAGCCAGTACCAGGAAATGGAATTGATCGCTTCGCGCTGCACGATGCTGACCAGTGCGCTGAAGCTCGTTGGCGTGTACGACAAGACCGCTGGCACCGCAGTCGAGCGCATGGTGAGTCAAGCAGGGAATAATCAACTCATCCCCGTGGACAACTGGGCGATGTTCGCCGAGAAGGGCGGCATCAAGGGACAGATCGACTGGCTCCCGCTCGATCAGGTCGTCGCCGCGCTGCAGTACCTGACCCAGCGCAAGCAGACGCTCTCGCAGGAGGTCTTCGAGCTCCTGGGCATCAGCGATATTCAGCGCGGCATGGCGAGCTCGAGGGAGACCGCGACCACGCAACGCCTGAAGGCGCAGTTTGGCAATGCTCGCGGCGGCAAGGGCGCGGAAGAGATCTCGCGCTTCGTCAGTGACAACTACCGCATGAGGGCCGAGATCATCTGCAAGCACTGGCAACCGCAAAACATCGCGCTCGTTTCGCAGATCGACAAAACGCCCGACGCGCAATTGGCGCAGCAAGCGATTGCGTTGATGAAGAGCGACCCGACGATTGCCATGCGCGTGAAAATTTCCGCCGAGAACATCACCGCGCCCGACTGGGAGCTCGAGAAAGCGCAGCGCGTGGATTTTCTGTCGAGCTTGTCCGCATTCATCGGCACCGCGAGCCCGATGGTACAGAAGTTTCCCGGCACCGCAGAACCCATGCTGCAGATCGTGCAGTGGGTCGCCGCCGGATTCAAAGGCGCAAAGCAAATCGAAGGCGTGATGGACCAGGCGCTCGCCGGATTGAAAGCCGACCAGGCGAAACCCAAACCCCCGCCGCCGCCGACTGCTCGCGACAAAAAAGATCTCGCATCGGCCCAGGAGTCTCACGCCGACGCGCAGAAAAAGTACGCCGAGATTTTGAAAATGCTGGTCGAGGCGGGTGTGCCGTTCCCGATGGCGCAGCAGATGGTGATGCAGATGCCGCCGCTCTTCGATCCCGCGACCCCGCCGCCGGGAATGCAACCTGGTGGACCGCCTGGAATGCCGCCAGGTGCGCCGGGAATGCCTCCTGGCGGTCCCAGCGGACCGCCCTCGCCCCAGGGCGGCTCGCAGACCCCGATGCCGCCTGGACCTGCAGGAGCTTCTGCGCCGCAGCCTGGTCCCGGCATCATGCCCAACCGCCCGAGCGGTCCGATGCCGTTCATCCCTGGGATGCCGCCGCAGTGAGCCCGAACGAGCTCGCGCGACTGATCGCGAAGATCGACGCCCTGGCAACTGCGGCGACTCCGGGACCGTGGAGGGGCGAACCCAAGCGCATCTATGTGAACGGTGTCGGCGGTCCGATCATGTCGTACCTGGCTGGCGGTCCTGAGAGCACCGAGGGCATGAAGGTGAGCCTGGGCTCGGAGCGGCTCGCCGACCATGAGCTCGTTGCCGAGCTCGTAAACGCTTGGCCCGATTTCCGACCGCTGTTGATCGCGGCGGTGAGGGCCGCGTGAAAGCCTACCTCGACGCACCGCGCATGACCTGCGCCGCTTGCGGTTCCATCCTGCTCACGGGTCGTCCGCGCCCGGGTGAGCAATTCAACTACGTCCAGGTCGAGTGCCTGAATAAATCCTGTCCGAATCATGCGCGAAGGTTCGCCTATCGCCAGACCGAGGTGGAGTTGCATGAGCTCCCCGAACCCGTGGTGCCAGTGCAATGAAGCGCCGCTTCGTGCAGATGCCCGATGGCGAACTGATCGAAGTGGGCGACGATTACCTGGGCGAATCTCGCGCATCGAATCGCTACATCGGCGATGCGTACTACGACGGCAATCGTGCGCCCGATGGCACCGACATCTCCACGCGCTCGAAGCACCGCGCGTACATGAAAGAAAAAGGTCTCACGACCGTCGATGACTTTGCGGGAGAGTTTGCAAAACGCGCAGAGCAACGCGAACGCTTTCAACGCGACGGGTACGACCCCACGCGCCGCCGCATGATCGAGGAATCGATCCGCTACCTGGCGAACGGCGGAAGACCAAAAGGAAATCGACATGAGTGAAGAAGCACCCAGCGTTCGCGAAGCAATCGAATCGGCAATCGCCACGACCAGTGGCGACGCCCCAGCTACGTCTGCCCCGGCAGCACCCGCAGCAGCGCCGCCCTCACAAGGAAGCGACGCAGCCGCGCCCCAAGAGGCCGCGTCCGGTGCGAGTCCTCCGGGGCAGACACCCTCCGATGCACCTGTCGTCCCGGTAAAGAAAATCGGCGAGCAGCAAGATCTTTTCGGTCGCCCTGCGAAAGAAAAACCGCCAGCAGCACCTGCAGCGCCCGAGTTGAAAGCTCCCGCGTCGTGGAAGGCAGACCTGCGCGAGCGGTGGAAGGGACTGTCGCCCGATGTCCAGGCCGAAGTTATCCGGCGCGAAAAGGAACACAACGACCGGATGCAGGAGTCCGCCGGATTGCGGCGCTTCGCGGAAAAATTTCGCGAGGTGTCCGAACCGTATCGCGCGATCATCGAATCCGAAGGCGCGGATCCGATCAAGGCATTTCACGATTACCTGAAGACCGCGACGCTCCTGCGAAACGGTGCGCCGAACGACAAGGCGCGAATGCTCGCGACGCTGATCCAGCAGTACGGTGTGCCGCTCGAATCGCTCGATGCCTACCTCGCGATGGCGATCAAGCAAGGTCCGGTGCCGCAAAACTATCCGCACCCGTCGCAGTTTCCTGGACAGCAGCAGCCGCAGTACGCCGCGCAGCAGATGCAGCCGCAGCAGTTTCGCGACCCGCGCCTCGATGCGATTCTCGAGCAGCAGAGTGCCTACGAGCGCAACGTGATCCAGTCCGATGTTCAGAGTTTCGGCGCGGATCCCAAGCACGAATTCTTCGGCGACGTCCGCGCGACGATGGCGGATGTGATGGACGCGGCTGCAAAGCGCGGCATCAAGATGACCCTCGATGACGCTTACGTCCGTGCTTGCCAGATCGAGCCCGAGGTGAAGAAGGTGCTCGACCAACGCGCAGCGCAAGGCAACCTGGGTCAGGCTGCTCGGCGCTTGGCGGCTGCGCGTCACGCGGCGAGCTCGCTGCCGCCAGCGTCTGCGCCGCCAGCACCGAAGTCGAACGGCTCGCAGCCCGGGTCGGTGCGCGACGCGATCCTGAACGCTATCGACACGCTGCACGACGCTGCTTGAACTTGACTCAAACCGTGAAGTAGGAATAGCGTCCGCACCGTAAGCAGCGCCAGCTAGCGCACGAACGGGAATTCTTTCCCGCCATCCTCTGCGCCAGAGAGGCCGATGTTTGGCTTCCCACTGAAGTGGCGAACGAGCAGTTTCGTTCAACTTTTTTGGGAGACAGACAATGGCTTTTCCAACCGTGAGCGATATCGTCGCGACGACGATTGAAAATCGCTCGAAGCAAATCTCCGACAACGTTTCCAACAACTGCGCTGGCCTCGCGTACATAAAAGCGAACGGCGGAGTGAAGACCGTTGGCGGCGGTTCCGAGATCTTCGAGGAACTGAGTTTCGCCGAGAACGGCAATGGTGGTTTCTATTCGGGCTACGACTTGCTGCCCGTCGCGGCGCAGGATGTGATCAGCACCGCGCGATTTTCTCTGAAGCAAGCAGCGGTCCCCGTGACGATCAGCGGCCTGGAGGAGCTCCAGAACTCCGGATCGCAAGCGATGATCGATTTGCTCGAGGGTCGCATCACCGTCGCCGAGGCGACGATGGGCAACATCCTCACCTTCGGTTTCTACGGCGATGGCACCGCTGCTGGCGGCAAGTCAATCGTCGGCATCAACGCCGCAGTCCCTGCGGCTGGCGCGACTGGGCGCGTGGCAACCGGAACCTACGGCGGCATCGACCGCGTGACCTGGGCATTCTGGCGTCCGTATTTTTCGCTCGCTGCTGCGGCGCTCACGAACCTCACGGTGCAGGGCGCGTTCAACGATGTGTGGGCGAATCTGGTTCGCGGAATGGATCGCCCGAACGTGATCATCGTGGACAACTTCATGTGGGGCGTGTACATGGCGTCGCTGCAAGCGCAGCAACGCTTCACCGATCCGAAAAAAGCCTCGCTCGGATTTCCGACTATCCAGTACATGGACGCAGACGTC